GAGACAGACGATGCGTTGCGAAGATCGGACGACCAAAGAGCGTGTCGAATGCTCCGGTCCGAACATTCTCAACGAACAGCGGACGACCCTCATTGTCCAGCTTCTTTCGCAGGACTTTGATGACGTCGTCTGCCATTACCCAGATTGCAGCTGCGCGATGCTGGATCTGGAGCTCATGCTCCATGTCAACCAGATCTTCGTAGTTGACATCGTCAGCGGTCTTACGATTCACACTCCGCAATCCCGTTGTCTCCGTGACGCCAAGAGGTTTCCCACTGCCGTCACCAAAGATGATCACCCGATCCTTTTCATGCATGATCGCCTGGCGGAACAAGTCCACAAGCAATGCATCAAAGTTGATGATCGAGCGATTGACCAGAGTCCGAGACACCTCGGTGCGCGCAGCAAGTTCATGCGTCACAATGTTAATCTGGTCGAATGCCGGCTCAGTCGCCAGCTTCTCGCCACCTTCATTGATCCAAGACAACGAGATCGTGCCGAACTCGTTGGCATCGGTCTGCTTCAGGCGAGGCCACTTCACGGAACCCGTTTTCGTGGGAACCTTGCGCACGCGCTGGAACATGAAGGTTGGCTCAACCGACAACCGAAGAAGCTCAGACATGAACTCCGGTGGCGCCATTTCCTCTGGAAAGTTGGTGTCCGTCGTCAAGAACGGATTGTCACCAACGGCCTTACCTCTGATGTCGAAACCCTTTTGAGGAAGACCCAAAACTTTCGCAGCCATGTGTGGCGGCATCTTGATTCCTTCTGCCGCCTGACCGGTCCAGCCTTGTCCGGTCACGCGCATCTCATCCAGCGCGCCATCCGGAATCTCAGCTTTGTTGCCACTGTCGATGTACTTGTAGAACTCGACCTCAAGGGCTTTCGCCATGGCACGAAGGTCGTTAGGTTTCGCCGGCACCTTGCCGTCGTCCTTATCGCCTTCCTGGTTATCATCGTCTTTCCCGCTGAAAGGAGAAGTCTTACCAACCGGAGCTGGCTTGGAAGCGTCGTCCGCTTTTGACGCAAGATCTGACATATCTGCCAAGTCCTTTGCGATCTCCATGTCCAACTGGAGCTCATCGGTCTTGGCTTTCAGATCTTCGTACTGCGTCTTCAAACGGTCGAGCTTCTTCTGCTCGTCCTCGGTCAGTTCAGACTTTTCCTTCAGCCCAGTAATCATACCAAACACGGACTGCATTTCTTTCACATATCCGCCGTACTTGGCCTTGAGCTTTTTCAGATTGTCCACTGAACTAACTCCTACTCACAAGTTCACAGGCTGTCCAAAAACATCCTGCGTTGCTTAATCTCTTCATCCATTGAGTGCAAGTTGGCTTCAACTAAAGTGGCAGCATCAGCCTTAGACGATTCATCACCGTCCTCATCTGAACTACCGGCTTCAGTTTCAGTATCTTGCGACGCAACTTCAATGAGACCGCGCATGGCGCCGACGAGACCCTCTGTCCCATCGCAAAACGCCTTTGCTTCACTGAGCCCACCGGCATACTCATCGAGAAGTTTGCCCGCCACTTCTGGCGTCAAATCCTCTTTGGGTAGGTGGAAGACTCCAAGCAAATCTTTGATACTCCAGTCAATCGCTTCTACCGATTTTGCTCCGGTGAGCATAGCCAAAGGATTGGCCGGCATAAGCGTAAGCGTAACTTCCAATACCTTAGCTTCAATGTGCTCTAGGATCGTGCGATTCTCCATCGCAACAAAATCCCAGCGAATCATTTTGAAGCCAATACTACTCGCACGAATCTTTCCTTGTACAACTTTCTTTCGAATCTTTTGCGACAGCTCATCCTCATCAAACTCTGCGTGGAAGAACAAGCCAAACTCATCCTCTCTCATCTCAGTGATCGTGCCAATCATATCGGTGATATCACCGCCATGAGCGAAGTGAGTTAGCATCAACTTTACTTTTCCCTGAGGTACTACTTCATTGAGAGTCTTAGAGAATGCTCCTTTGCGAATCATCTCGTCTTGAAGGTCGATGTTTCCAAAGACCGCAGCAAAGCCCTCAACAAATCCAGGATCATCCGCAGGATTCGGCTCGACTTTACCGGCCAAGTCAACCGCAGAGGAACGCAACTTTGGGTTGCGGTTTATGTAGGTCTGGCGAGCTTCTGGATCAATCTTGCGCTTGCCAACCATAAAGGCAGTACGTTCCATAGGAGCACCCTCTGTTTTATCTTTGGGTTTCTTTCCAGGCTTATTGTCTTCGTCATCGTCGCCGTAAATACCTTTACCCTCAAATAGTCTGTGGCAAACGGCAACGCGCTGGTCTTCATCAACAAACTCTGATTGTACCTCTTCATCGGAAAGACAACGGCTAACGAAGACCTCACGATCCTCACCTGAGTCTGGCTTTGGTAGAACTTTAGCCACTGTCATTAGATCACCGGCACCAGAGTACATCGACAGTTAGGATGAAGAGGAGGATGCGCAACTTCAATCGCAATGTCCAGCTTCCTCTCCTTACCCTTCTTATCAATAACAATGTGGGACTCTCCTTCACCAAAGAACGGGCCGCCAACAGCAACGATAATTCCATCCATGGGTTCACACCATGGACAAAGCAAGTCGTCGTTTGTAACCACCCACTCTTTTGCTTGTACTCCCATTGAAGAGTAACGTTGCTCAGCACCTTCGTTATATGCCCAAATCGTTTCCGTCCGAGCAATCATCCGTGCTCTAGGTGCGGACCGGGCTGCGCCTTGCTTCGTTAACTCTCGTGCGATCTTACTTGGTGTATCCCCTCGGTCAGCCGACCTATTAAACACAGCTTGAATAACTTTAGACGAACGCTTTGTCACTCCAGATGCTACTGCGTCAATGTGCTTTTGGATTCGCGAGAAGTCCGCTCTAATGAGAAACTCAGGATCGACAGTCGCAGCTTCCGAGACCGTAAGCGCCTCTGTACCAATTTGTGGCTCTTGAAACAGTACGTTGATTCCAGTGTCTGGCAACTCAAGTTCACTTTGCTTTCCTCGTACCATACGATCAACGAAAGATTTTCCCATATCCTCTGCGCCGAACTCGTTGCGCGTGTCTATGAATCCTTCCTCAACCATGCGAGCCATAAGCTGCTGCATCTCAAAGACCCACTCACGTTCCCACGCATCAACAAGATCAGCAGGGATTAGATTCAACTCTCCTCGTCTTACTCTCTTAGCAACATCTACAAAGTGCTGCTGTAGAAGTTTGCGGGCAATGTCACGTACACGAGGGAACCAACCGTCAGCCCGTGCCGAACGAAGCATTGCCGGCCCACTTCTAAACGGATTAGCTTTTGCCGCAAGCAGTACCATTAGTCACCCACGCTGTTCATTTCTTCCCGCCACTCTTTGTATGAGATGATGGCTCGTGGCCGATCCTTACGAGGGACGAACGAAATGGATTTCCTAATAGTGTCTCTGGTACGTTGCTTGACAGCAGCGCGTTTGGCTGCTTCTTCTTCGTCTTCTTCCCCATCGCCACTGCTCCCAGGGTTTCCTTCGTCATCCTCATTAGCAAACTCGTTGCCCTCTTCTCCTCCTTCAATCTCACCACGATCAAGAGGACCACGGACGCGAGACTTTGCTTCACCGCTATTTACATCCACTTCAAACCCAGTTAGCGGCTGAAGGATAACCTCACCAATGTCGTCTTCGAAAGGCTCCAGACCGTTGAGCATGCGAGCTTCGTTGCGAGTCATAAGACTTGCGTTGAATAGCTTGATGCTTCTTTCTGCTCTGCTGTCTGCTTCCTCTTGAAGCTGCTTGATATCTGAGAGATCGTAACGGAACTGAAGAAGCTCTTCACCTTCAGCAACCAAGAGACCGCGAGTGAGAAACTTCTCAAAAGCTTTCCACACGTGGACCATCGTACTGCCGTAGAAGATCCGTTGTGCCTGTTCGAAGTTCGCATAGGTAGACCGATCTAAGCCAGACCGCAAACCGATAAGCATAGGAGGGACACCAAACACAGTGCATATCCTAGTCTCTTCAAGACTCGCAAGCCCAGGCCAATCCAAGTCCGCCAATGGCTGAATGAATTCGGCTTTAGCATTCTCACCGCTAATGAAGGACACGCCCCCACGGTTGCCCTTCCCACCTTCATCAGTCATTGCACTTCGAATAGTTTTCTTGCGTGGTTCTCCCCAAGGAAGATTCTGTGATAAGATCAAACGAGGAGATGGAGAGTGCGTCAACATCTCCACTACATAGTTCTGTCGTTCTTCTTCAATCTGCGTATCAGCTAACGCAGCTTCCATCGGAGCAACGTGCTTCAACGGATTCGCTGGGTCCAAGAACTTTACTGTTGCCATGTCCTCCGCAGGAATAAAGAACTCATTATCTTTACTGTTCACCTGCACGGGAGCTACCGTTGAAGAGCTTGTTGTGTTCATAGTCTGCTTGATATTAAAACCAAGCAACACAGGCTGGCCGTCCTTGTCCTTCTTCCAAATCTCTTTAACCCAGCCCGTTGGCACAGGCCAAAGCTCAGCAATATTCCGGCCCGTGTTATCCCTCCTCTTCCACAAATAACCTACACCGGTGAGAAGCCAGTTCATGATAAGGATGTCTTGAACATCCTGCTCACTCATCCACGGATTAGGATCACGCCAAAGTTCAATCCCAGGATGGTCTTCGATGAGGACAAACTCACCGTCCTCCTCTTCCTTAACAATTTGTAGAGGAGCTTCGGCCGCAGTCGTGAAGATCTTCTTTACGCAAGCAAAGACAATCGACAGTCTACGATAAAGCTCATACCGTTGTTTGGACGGAAGGTTTCTGGCAAAGATTGAATCCACTTCCTTAGTCTCGGTGAGAGAGCCAAACAATGCTTCCCACCCAGACTCAGTGTTAGGATTCGGCACGGACTTCGCTTCAGCAAGTGTGGATGCCCACATCTTGTGACGGCGGTTCTTAAGCCAGTCCCTGATGTAGTGTCTACTTTTACTCTTACCCAACGGTGCCATTCACAGTTCCTTTAGAGCTTCAAGATTCAGAAGCTACTAGGTGTCAGGATCTTCCTCGTTGTCCCAACCGACAGGCCGATCCATGATGTGCACGAGGAGCATTGCCTTTGATGTCGCTGCGGTCTGCGACCTAAAGAAAAGCGTGCTCATCGCAGGACGGCCAAGAGGAGGATTGAACCCTTTGTCTGCGTCAAACACAAAGTTCGGTGGCTTCGCATCTTCCTGACGAGAGACAAGAATATCCTCCACATTCTCTACGATCTCCCACGTGGCGATCTCTTGCCACCACTCAGGAGTTTCGTTAGCAGCAAGACCAAGAGAGTCCTCAATCAGTTTACGCAGAGTCTTACCGTCTCCGGTATTGGCCGGAATCGTCAACGTCACAATCAGCATGTCTGCTGCGAGAGACGAAGTGTTGACCCTCATTCCCGTGTTGCCTTTTGGCATAGCCTTTACCCTCTGTTCAGGTCAATCAGTTAGTCGGCCGCAGCCGCAGAATCTTCGTCAGTTACAGCAACCTCTGGTGGTGCTTCAGTAGGACTGCTTGTTTGCGCAGCCTCTAAGTCTTCAGGTACATCTTCGGGCTCTGGATCAAGCTCGTCGTCTTCCTCGTCGTCTTCATCCTCACCAGCTTCAGCAAGGTCTTCCGGATCAAGCTCGTCGTCCAGGTCTCGGTCATCATCACCAAGGTCAACAGTAACAACCTTCTTGAAGTTGGCTCGAAACCATGCCGAGAGCCGAAGCGTCTTACAAAGCTTGACCAAAGCAGCGAAGGTCTGCGCAGTCGTTGTAGCAACTGTGGCCTTCAGGACCAGCTTGAGGATCTTCAGCAGGCTCTTTCGAATCACCCACTCCAACTCAACCTCCAGTGGGAAATAGTTGATTGAAAGATTGTGCTTCTTCATGTAGACTTGCCGTTTGGGCGAACCTATTACACCACCTGGAGTCTGAACAAGATCATAGTCTTTATCAGGCTCATTCCGAAGCTCGTCAAGAGTTAGACGCAGCTCGTAAAGGGCAAACGGCACACCAGCATCTTTATCGAGCTTCGCACCCTGAGCGTTTGAGATCAGCTCCCACAGATTCTCAGCGTCTTGCGCCTTGATCTTGAACTTGATCTCATGTACCTTCTTTGTCTTGATTGGAAGGATTTTGTTTTCTTTCTCTTCTGTCTTGCTCATAGTCTCCGCCCTCTCCGACAAGGGTTAAGTTGTTACCCAAACGGATACAACCGAATGGTTAGTCTATGTTGTCTTCGGCCAGTCGTGCTTCAATCTCTGCTCTGGCTCCTGCCTTGAACAGCGCAGCCTTGAGCGCGTTGGCATTGGCACCCTTGTAGAGATTTGCTCCACCCTGCGAAACCACACCGCTGGGATTGTCCTGAGTCTTCTCATCCGCGCTGCTGAACTTGGTGAAGCGCAGCTCGATCTCGGCAACTTTCGTTCCTGCAGGAACAGCTGCGACTGCTGCGACTGCTTCAACTGCCGGAGTAATCTCAACATCATCTTCATCCAGGACTGCTGGGACCGCTGGCACTGCTGGCACTTCCGGGATAAAATCGTTGAGACGAACCACCAGCTCTTTCACACGACGCTTGTCACGCACCGGAGCAACGGGCGGTGCTACTTCTACACTTCCAAAATCATCTGGCATCTTTCTTCTCCTTGCTTCGGTTTACGCGATTGTTCCAGCGCCGAAGTAGAGATGTCCAACCCCTACAACGTCGATTCGAATAAAGTGCGTGTGCGTCAGTGCCTTGGCCGCAACTGCTTCAATTGGATTTCCAACGCCAATCGCAGCAGCGAACTCGATGAACTCTTCGCTCAAGTCTGCTTGATCCAAGTGGAGGACGGGAATCGCTCCTGTCAGTGAGGGCTGATCAATATGCAGTTTACCTAATTGTCCAGCACCTCCAATCCCAATCCCAACTCTATTCAAACCGCCGTCCACAGTCAGCATACTTGCTACACCTGAACTTTCAACCCGGAAGTCCTTATCTACTCCACCTTCATTAATCACAATGCCAGCAGCATTTAGAGTCAGGCCCACGCCAGCAGCTTCGTCCTCTAACGTCAGGCTGAAGGTACGCGATGCCTGAATTTGCTCAAAGAACCCACGTCCGAATCCATCAACATCATTACCGACATCCAAGTTACCGTTTGAAGCCGGTGCGATACTCGCCCGAACTAGAATCGTAGTGGTCCGAATCTCCATCTTCGAAGCAGCATCAGCAGCAATGAACCGCATGTTCCCAGCGTTTGTTGTGATATCAAAGAATGTGCCCGTGTGCGCGATGCTTCCGAAGTTGCCGGCCGTCACTGATCCGTCGTGGAATCTGAACGTAGGAGTAGCAGGAGTCCCAACAGCATGATCTAAGGTGAGCCGTGCCTTGTCAGTAAGTACGACTGTATTCCCTTCTGCTCCCTGCGTTCCCCAAAGGAGGGTATTGTTGGTCTGGTTGGCGGTTTCGTATTCCCACCCATAATCACCACCGGTCCCTAATTCAACTCTCTTGTTGTCAGCCCAGGTAAATGTATCTGTGACTGTGGTCGTTGAAGAAGCAAACGTCAGAATCGTAGTACCATCTTCACGCTGCAATAACATTGACTCACTGGATGCAGGCCGAATCGCAACATTGCCCGCCGCAGATCGTCTGAGCAGCAAGAAATCATTCTCCGATCCACCGTTGTCATCGCTGCTGAAAACGAATTGCAATTGATCGTCAGTACCACTTACATCTTCGGTGCGAATCCACCCCGTCCGCGTAACCGCTGAACCAGCCCAAAGACGCGATTCCCATCCGAGCTTGAAGCTGTCAAGTCCGGTGGTGTTGTTGATGGGTTCGGAACCAGCGATCTGCGCAATAGTGACGCCAGCGGCCGTAGGCGTTGAACCCATCAGACCAACGCCTGATGAATTTATTCGGAGTTTCACGGTCCCGTCATGTTCCAGTTTGACGCCACCAGTTCCGCCTACAATCCGAACCTCGCCTGCGGCTACGCGATTCTCAATGATGAACGACGCGCCTATTTGCGTAAGGAACGAGTGATTCGTAGGCGTCAAACTGCCATCATGGAGAACAAGATGCGGGTTACTCTTTGCTCCAATCCCAAGATCCAGCGTCCCTATCCGATCCTGATCCGTGATAATGAAGAGATTGGTGGTGCTATCAACACCAAGCGTGAAATGTGGGTTGGTCTGGAAGGTGTCCCACATCATCACCGCATCGTCAGCAGGTCCGAACGCAAATGCACGATCACCATTGACGCGAATCCCACCACCCGAGAGGAAGCGCATTTGTTCTGCGCCAGCAGCCTCTCTGATTATGAGCGCATTTCCAGTGGAGGGCTGAAGGGTGAGCGTTCGGACTTTCGCGAACGCTTGACCATCTGCACCCCAATCTATCGAATTGTCCCCGCTTGGGCGTCCATTTTGATTTACGACTGTGAGGCCATCAGAGATCGTAAAGGCAGCAGTGCCATCCTGACTATTGATTGCTAGGCTTGTAGCAGCACGTGCCTGGATCCCAAGCGTTGTGATCGTGAATGCACCAGTATCCCAGTTCCCAGTAAGCTCCTGATCACCGGCCCGATTGACCTTACCAGCGTCAAGAGTATCCAGCGCATCATCAACAAACACACCAACCACTCCGCTATCATTATCTACTTGCGAAGCGTTATAGTCCGAAGCAGCTGCAACAACAGCACCGAGTCGGCCAAACACAGAAGCAACTGGAGCCATCGCACCACCAGTGCGCTTCTCCCATCGGCCTGCACCGACCACGTCATCAGGCTTTAGAAACTCGTCGCCATCATCAGCAGTAACGCTCGCAGGCTCAAACTCGTAGAACGAGTCTTTGTCGTTCAACGCACGCCACTGATTGTCCGCTCGATCCGCAGCAACAAGCGCACGCATCTCAGCAACAGTATCAACAGGTGTCCCATAGCTTCTCTCATGCGCCGTTGCGTCTTGAGAGAGAACCTGGGGAAGTGTCAGTCCAAATCCAAAACTCATAGTCTACTCCTCTACCAGTCCACTTCCATCTGACCGGCAAGACTTATCTGGTCGTTGATCGCAATGACCAGAGAATCTACTTCATCCTTCTTACCCGAAGGAAACTCTGCGATGCGCGTCTTCCATTGCGCATTCCACTCAGCTTCCTTGATGAACACACGGCCCGTCTCAAACGGTGCTTCCATTACTGACGCACGAGCTACCTTGTCACCTTTGCCCGATGGATAGTAAGGATAGACCGGAGTGTTAATCTCGCCTAACAGCTGCCCCATCTGTGTATACAGATCTTTGTAACCAGCAACAACTTCGAACCAGGCTGGGACGTTTGGACCATCGCCGATGGCAATAGTCTTAATGATGCGATTGCGTTGCGGTGCTTCCCATGTGCCAACGACAATATCATCAACGTAGATGTTCTCATTAACGTAACAAGCTTTGGTGCCGGCGGTCCGGTCTGGGTCATCTGACAATCTTTCTTTCTCAGAAGACGCGACATCCCAACCTCTCCTCCAAGGGAAGCCCTCAGTCATTTGCTTCCACTTCTTTACCGAAACAACAGTAAGCTTGTCGATCTTCAAGAGATTGCCGATACGTGGCCGTGGGTCCTGCATGCCTTGCGCTTGCCACGCGTACTCGGACATCAGTGCGCGTTTGTTCCTATACCACTCATCAGAGAAACGTTCAGGAAAGAGCCACTTGCCCTTCTCGTCCTGCGCAGGTATCTTGATGATCTCAAACTTTGGGAAGTCCTTATCATAGATCTCGGAGTCTGGATCATTCTTCTTAACAATCCAACCAACAAGATCATTCACGTGCCAGCGGTTCGCTACTATCATAACCGCAGCAACATCAGCTAGCCGAGTCATAAGGTCAGACTCAAAGCTATGCTGTACCTTGGCACGGATCTTCTCGGACTCAGCCTCTGCGCGGTTTTTGTAGTAGTCTCCAATGAGCATGAGATCTGCGCCCATTCCCGTAATGGAACCGCCAAGACCAGCGGAATGAACGACGCCTTTGTATCCGTCTGGTCCCCATGATCCAATCCCACCTTTTCCCACGCCCATGCTTAAATTGTGATCAGCATACGAACGCTTAAACGCTGCTCGCGCATCATAAGACATCTTCTTCGCAAGCGTAAAGGAGTAGCTCGCTAGAATGATCTCGTTCGTAGGATTGCGGGCCAAGTGCCAAGAAGGATAGCGCCTTTCAAATATGTCACTCTTCCCGTGACGAAACGGCAAGCAAACACAGACGAACCGTGACTTGCCAGCCTCTAACATCTCCGTAGTCTTTTGGCATTCCTTAATGAGCCTGTTCGTGTGCGTACCAAAGACATAGGGACGAGCTGGAGCGTATTGCTTAAAGAACTTCTTGAACGGACCACCGCGAGCCCTGGTAGCAGTGATGTCTTGAAGCTCCAAATAGCGAGCTTGTTCTGTGTCGGAGAACAACAGCTTCAGCTCGTCCAGCTCGTCCCCCACGTCAGTGAACCGATTAGCGATACTAGACGCAGGGACATTGAAGGTAGTGTGACCACCGTGACAGCTTTCGTGGAACCAGTGCTCTTTCTCAGCGATCTCACCGCAGTAGCAGAGTTGGCCGGACGTCAACCTATCAATCGTATCTTTCGCAATATCATCGACTCTAGCGCAGTCTAACAGGTACGCAGAATCAAGCATAGCGAACGGAGGGTCATCCGGATCAAACTGCTTATAGGAGAGCACCCATATCTCAGCGCCATTCTCAAAGACGAACCGTGAGCCACGACGCTTCGCGGTCTCTATATAGGAGAGGTTATCCTCTATCCATGAGCGCAGCCAGTTCACCTTATTAGCTGCTATAAGGATGCGCGCATCTGGCTCGGAAGAAGCCTCAGCCATAGCGCACGCAGCAACCGTCTCAGGAAGGCGTGTGCGGGTCACGGCACCATGCTGGATACATATACGCCTATCCGCAGACGTCATCGCGTCAGCGTAAATGGTAGGGATAGAGATGTCGAGAGTTGCGGTCAAATGGTAAACCTTTGTTGCATCTTTTCTGGTGAGACTTGACGACACTTACGCATCCACTCACCTCGTTTACGTGCAGCAGCTAAAGCCTTCTCTACCTCTTTAGATGAATACTTCACCTTCTTACTCAATGTTCACCGTGATCCGTTTACTGGTAGATTGATCGGCCAGCTCCATATTCTCAATGTCTCCAAGAATGAGCTTTGCGAGGTCCGGTAACTCAGCCTCTTGTTCTACTCTCTTGAAGATGATCTGAAGAAGCTTGTCGCAAACGAACTTAATGTTCAAGACGGGGACTTGGCCCGCAGACTTAGATTTGATCTTTGCATCGGTTTCAGTAATCTTGGCAATATGATCAATACAGGCGCGCAAATAGGATTCTGCCGCTGTGCGGGCCGCAACGTTTGGTGTCCCATTATCGGCCTTACCCTCAAACACGATTGCGTCGTACACCTTAAATGCTTCTCGACAGGAGATACGCGCAACGTCGATTTCTCCAGCAAGGTCATGTCGGACAGAGTCATCTTCCTTCTCCAACTCTTCCAATGCTGCCTTGAGCTTCGTGCCTGCGTACTTTGAATAGAATGTTGGCACGCGTTTCCTTGTTAACGTTGTCCGGCCACCGTGAAAAGGACAATAGTTTCTTTCCTTTAGTGCCCACTGCCCGCACTGTGTACCTCTGCGATTAC